CGCCGGGGGCGTTCATCGCGCCAATGCGTGGGAACAGCGGGCGGCCGGTGCTGTCGGTGATGGAAACGAATTGACGCCACATATCCGGGGACAGGTAGAGCCGGTTCGGGTTCCGGTAGATGCTGGTAATGACGTGCTGAGAGGCGGTAGCAATCGCCTTGATGTAGTCCTCCGCTTTCGCGGTGCCCTCAGCTGCCAGCGGCACCGTCGTCGCGCTGGTGTTAGTGGTCAGCGTGTCACAGATGTGCTGCTCACAGCGGTTGGCGTAGGCCGCGGCCATATCGTTCAAGACCAGGGACATGATCGCCGGGTCCGTCCAATCGCGGTCCTGGAAGGACAGCTGGATGCTGCCGCCCTGGGTGGTCTTCGTGACGTTGATCCGCTCCACCTGAAGGTTCTGGCTGGGCAGCTGTGACAGCTCATCGGTTTGCGCACCGGCGACGGTGTGCTGGGTGACCTTCGGCCGGTAGAACGTTTGGCCAGCGGAAGGCATCCCCATCCACACAGAAGACCCGGCCACGGGGCGCTGCTGCTGAATGTAGGTGATCACCGGCTGGATGATCGGCAGCGGCAGGACGCCGGGGTTATCGCCGGTGACCTGGCTGGCGGCGTACACGCGCTGTTCCGCTTCGGGGTCTTTGAACGCGAACGCGCGTACCGCGGTGCTGAAGTAGTCCGCGGCGTCGGAGAATTCCACGCGCGGGGCGGTGGGTGCGATGGTCGCAAGCTGGGACGCTTGCATGGTGTCGGCCTGGGGGAGCTCTTCGGCTGCCACCGGCGTCACGGTTTCTTCCATTTCTTCCTCACTTTCATTGGGTGCCGGTGGGTTTCCGGGCTCTTCGGGTTCTTCCGCGGCGGCCACCTGGGTGACGCGGGCGGAATGGATCGCGGGGTGGGTGACCAGGGAAACTTCATCGAATACGGCGGCGGTCACGTGGATGACGCCCTCTTCGTCGTGGTAGCTGTCCTGGATGGTCGCGCCGACCGATAGGCCCGCGCGGAGCTCTTCGCTTGCTTCCACCAGGGCATCCGTTCCGGCGCTGGTGTCGGCCACCCGGAACACGCCGTCGATGCCGGTTTCAGAGGCGGCCAGGTGAACGGCGCGGCCCAGCGGCCGGGTGCGGTCATGCTCCAAACGCAGAATGACCTGGTCAGCAGCTTTCAGGCTGCCGGGCTCAAAGACGGCCGGGCCCGCGGACGTGTTCCCCTGCTCTCCCCACGTCACGACGCGGCCGCTGATGCTTCGGCGGGCCATATCCGATGCGGTGACCGGGGCGGTGAATTCCAGGCGCATACGTTTCTCCTAGGCGTATTGGTAGGGCATCCCGGGGGTGCCGGGTGGCGTGGTCGGGGCTACTTGCTCGGACGATGGGGTTCCGGGGATCGGCAGGTAACCGGCGAAGGACTCGAAGGCGCGGGCTTCTTCCACGGTCATGACGCCCAGCGGAATCAGCTTTTCGTACAGGCTGGCCCGCATCATGGGATCGGTGCGCAAGGACGGGCCCCAATCCAATTCCACCCAGGTGCCTTCCCCGGTCACGTCATCGAAGGACAGCCGCGATTCGATGGCGTGGGCGTAGGGCGCGGCGGCGTTCTGCAAGTCCAGCTGCACCTGGGCCAAATTCGAGTACGTCAGGCTGGACCCTTCGACGCTGGCGCCTAGGTAGTGCGGGGGGATGCCGGTCAGGCGGGCGATGTCCAGCACGTTCTGGGACCGGGCTTCGGTCAGGGCGATGTCGTCGGCGTTCCAGCCGAACGTGGATAGATCGAGGTCCCGGCCGACGTAGGCGGTGCTGTGTTGCTTCCTGGCGGCTTCCAGGGACGTGATCATGGCGTCGATCTGTTCGGGGGTGCGGCGGGCCCCGGTGTTCTTGATGACCTGCTGGGGGACCGGCTGGGAGGCGTACAGGCGTACCGCTTCATCGAGGGTCACGGCGGTGGCTAGCACGTCGGCCCCGTCTTGAAGCCACCCACCCATCGGCGCCTCAAAGGCGATCACGTGGGAGCTGGGCACTTCGTAGTAGCGGCCCAGGAACGTCAGGTAATAGGGGGGCCGTAGGTCGGCGGTGTTCGTGCGTAGCACGCTGATCTGCTCAGCTGGCACGTAATGGGTGACGCGGTGCTTACGTTTCCCGGTGGAAGCGAAGCGCCAGCCGTCGGGGCTGTCGCCCTGATAGTTCCAGGCGTAAGCGTTCCCGAACAGGCACAGGTCGGCCACCACGTCGTACAGCCACGCTTCAAGGGTGCGGCCCGGGTCGGGCTGGCGAAGGAAAGGCGCGGTGTATTCCTCCCGGGTGCCGTCGGCGCGGAACGTGGCGAAGCGGAGCTGGGACACAGCCCCGGCGATCAGGGTCACGGCGCGGCGGAAGGCGGGGATGCGTAGCGCCTGGGCGCGTGTCATCGCGCCGTAACGGTACGAAGGGAGGGGAGAGCTCCCCCCGCTGAGGGCTGCGCTGGGCACGTCAGCGGGGGGAGCTTCGACCGCTTCCGCGGCTTCGGTACGGAACAGTCCCATCAGCTCACCGCCGTGGGAGTCGGTGAAGGGCTAATGGTTTCGGGTGAGGCGGTGGGGCTTTCGGTGGGGGACGCGGCCGGGCCTGAGGGTTCCGACCGCGTCGATGGCGGGGCCTCAGTAACGGTGACTGTCTCGGTGACCGTGGGCGTGGGTGCGCAAGGCTCACAGTCCACGATGACCCCCTGCGCTGGTGGTAGGGCCGGGCCGGAAGCGTTCAAGGCGAACGTTGCGGCGGCGGCTACACCAGCAGCACCGATGGTGGCGCCTGCGACTGCGCCAGCGGCGGCGTAGGGGGTCATCGTGGCTGCTCCTAGCTGGCCGGTGAATAGACGGCCGCGGCCATGGCATCCACCTGGGAGCCATTTACAGCGCTGGACAGGGTGAGGGTGCCGGGGTCGGTGTCGGCGACGATGCTGTGGGACACGTTTGCCAGGGACGCGTTGGTCGAGTCCAAGACGTTGATGTCGAGGACCTGCCCGGCGCATCCGGCGGCGGTGACATCCAGACCGGTCACGGTCAGGGTGCTGATCGTGTAGTCATCGGCGGATGCGTCCCAGGTCGGTGAACCTAGGGCCACGTCGAAACCGTCCGCGTCACAGCTGGCGACCTGGCTTTGCCCCACGACTACGTCGGTAACCGTGGTGGAAATAGCGGCCGCGAAAGCGAAGCCAGCAAGACCTACTGCCAGCCCGCCAAACACTCCAAGCACGCCGTACAGCCGCTTGCGGCTCCGGCGTGGCGCTTGATGCTCCAAGGGGTACACCTTCCACTAGTAGTTCCCTCAGGCAAGCACCAGCGTACACGCTTACATGGTTCGTGGACAAGTGTTACATGGCGTGTTGCAGCAAACGTTTACACGCGGATTTCGGCGTCTTGGCCTAGGGCGTCGCTGGCGATCCAATAGCCCATAGCCAAAGCCACCGCGGCAGGGATCGGGCCGCCCGCTGTCGAGTCGCGGACGAACGTCCACCCGGTTCCATCGCTGAAGGGTTTACGGACAGCCCGGGAAAGGTCTTCGGCTACCGATGGGTGCCCGTCATGCACCAGCTGGCGGCTAGCCACCGCCGATTCCAAAGCCATGCACGCATTGGCGTAGATGCCGGGGGACAGCGCCGTGGTCTGGTAGCCCTCGGCTTCGAGCTTGCGGGCGATGAATTCGCCGGTACGCCGCGAATAGCCCACCGTTTCGGGGTCATGCTTGCGGCACAGCGCCAGCACGTCTTCCGCGAAGCTCTCTAATTGGATTTCCCCATCCAGGGACGCTTCACAGGACACAGCTAGCCTGCCCAGCGGCGTGGGCCGGAACAGCAGCACGCGAGCGGCCGTGAGGGTCGGGGCGACATCGAAGGCCAGCCACGCACCGCCCACGGTCTCCGGCGCTTCGGTCGCCGCTAGGGCGTTCCAGGCGGCCGGTTCGATAGCCGGTAGGCGCCTGGTCGATCCCCAGACCCCTAGATGTTCCCTGGCGAAAGCTTCAGGGGACAGGTATTCGAGCTGACCGGCTAGGTACTGCTCCGGCACGATGTCGCCTAGGCTGGGATTAGCTAGGGCCCACGTGTCGGGGTTGGTGATGTCAGCCCCCTGGGGTACTGCCCATTCGTGCCACGCCACCGGCTCATCCGACCGGCCCGCGGCTTTCCGGCCGGTGGTGGCGAATTTCGCTAGCGTGGTGGCGGCCTGATCCCCGGCGCTCGATGTCATGATCATTTGACCGCGGCCCTGGGCGATGCCCTTAGCTAGCAGCGGCGTGAGAGCTGACAGCTGGTCATTAGTCAAGAACAGGGCTTCGTCGATGATCAGCAGGTCAGCTTCCAGGCCGCGGACGGTGTCGCCGTGGCGGCGGGACCTGACCCAGAATCGGCTACCGTTCTCGAATTCGATGCGTTCCCGGCCCTCACTCATGTAGGGGCGGCCCGGTAGGTGCGGCTTGATCAGCTCATGTTCCAGCAGCCCAATGACCTGCCGATACATTTCCTGGGCCAGCTGCCCGCTGTGAGCTGTGTAGAGCACTCGGCGTTCACCCAGCAGCAGCAACCCCGCCAAGATGCGGTAGGCGAGTAGGTGGCTCTTGCCGTTACGCCGCGGCACCACCAGGCCCGCCGATAGGCGCGTGAGCCGGTCTTCTGCATCGTGTTCCAGCCATTGGTCCAGCACGTCGCCTTGCCATGGGAACAGCGGTTCATCGAGGGCGGCCGCCAAAGCCACCACCCGATCCCCCCAGCTCCCCCGCTCCGGGTCCCGGGCAGTAGCGAACAGCGGCGGCGCCGACATCAGACCACACGAAGCTTGCTGATCAAGTCCACGGTTTCCTCCGACGCGGCACCAGCTTCGAGCTCCTGCACCATCCCCAGCACCTTCGTAGCGCTATTCACCAGCTGAGGGGCCGAAGGTGTTTCTTCCGGGTCTTCCAACAGCTCACCCACCCGGCCTAGCAATCCCTGAAGGAAAGCCAGGTCACTATCGGGGTTACCAACTTCCCGGGCAAGCCGCGCGAGACTCCGCTTACGTCCGGTCATCCTCGATCAGCCTCCTTTGTACTAATTCGACCACGGGCTACCCCTGAAGATAACACTCTCCCTGCCGGGGAGAGCGGGGGTAGGGCGGCGGTCAAAGAAACGGGTCGTCTTTGCATTTTTTCGACTGTTGCAGACGCGGTGAGCTGGTGCGAGGTTGTCGGGGTCGTATGGTTCGCCGCCTGCTGCTAGTGGGATGAGGTGGTCGAGGGTGTCGGCCCCGGGGTGGTGGCATATGTGGCAGGTGTCGTCTTGGGCTAGTAGGTGCTTGCGGAGCTTCTGCCATTTGATGCTGACGCGGGGATCACCTTTCTTGGCCATTAGGTGATCCCGTTGCCGAACATGGCTTTGATGTAGTCGGGTGCTGGGACGCTGATGTGGTGCTGGGGGTCGGGGTGGTGGGTGTGATCCAGGTTGCAGCGTGGTGAGCAGGTTTCGCAGTAGCAGAGCTGGCAGGGCGGGCCGTGGGTGGGGCATGGGGTGTGGCCGGTGGGCGCTTCGGGGATCGGTGTGCTGGTTGGGTTGGGTGGTAGGTCCTCGATGTAGCGAAGGTGGCTGACTACGTGGCCGGGTTCTCGGGCTCCGCGTTTCATGATGCTGGCCACTATCTGGTCGGGTGTCCAGGCGTTGGCGCTTAGGTTCATGCATTCGGTGTCGATGCTGTGGGGGTTGGGGCGTAGGGCTTCGGGCAGGCGCCGCATGACTTCGGTGGTGATTGGTTGGGTTGGCATCTGTGGTCGCCTTTCGAGATTTGGTGTGTTGCGTTGCGTTCCGATGTATTTGTTAGGTGTGCTGTTACCCGCCTGGCGGCGGGCATAGTTCTTCCGTCTGTTCCTCGCCGTGGTTTTCGGCCGCATCAGCTCCGCGTGATCCCCGCCCATTGGGGTCATAGGGCTGTGCCCCTGCAACGGGGGTTAGAGCCCGTGGCATCCATCGGGCCGTCTGCTGTGGGTCATGGCTCACCGGCAATAGACCGTTGCCGGGGCTCACCGCTTGCGTAGTCACGTCAAGGCGAACCGCGGGGCAATCGCCGTTCCTCGCGCCAATCGACTACCGGGGGGCGGGTCCAGCCGCGGTTCTCGGCTAGCGTCTCCCACTTGCCGCCCGGATGTTTCGCGGTGGGCGTGGGTTTCGCTGCGCCCCGCTCTTTCACCATGCGGTGGCGGCGGGCTCTTTCGTAGTCACGCTTGCGGCTCACGCGGCACCACCGCCAGCCGTTTCCAGGTCCCAGGCGACGGCGGCATCGAGCAGCTGGCTACCGGGCGCCAGCATCACGCTGTAAGCCATGCACGCTTCGAGAACGTCCACCACGTCCACTTCGCGGCCCAGCCGTTCGGTGAGTCCGTGGGCTAGCCGGTGGGCGCTGTCCAAGGCAGCGGTTAGGGCGCGTTCGCTTGTTGGTTTACCCACGCGGCACCCCGAACCGCTCGACCAGCAGCTGCGCTATTTCGCCTTTCATGCGCTCTTCTAGTTCGAGCTGGTAGGCGCAAGATGGGCACCACTCCCCGGGGGAGCTAACGGGGGCGCTACACCCCAGGGAGTGGCACGTATTGGGGGCCGGGTCAGTCATGGCTGAGCCCCGACGCTGACGTGAAGATGGGCTTGCATTCTTCGTTCTTGTTCTTGCGGCGGCAGAACCAGCCGTAATATGGGTTGCCGGTTCGTTTGCTGGTGCCTTCCACCCACGTCATGGGCTGGTCATGGGCGCAGATGGGCGGGTCGACCAGCGGGCCGGACTGCTCGATGACTTCGGTGCCCGGGATCGCTTCCACCACCGTTGCCACGGCCGCGGCCATAGTGGCGGCTTCCCCCGTTTCGGGGTCCACCGGCGTGGCCCAGGGGTCTTCCGGTGGGCTGGTGGGCTGGGTGCGCTGCACCTGGGGTGCCGCGGGCACTTCAACTTTGCGGCGTTCGTTGCGGGCCTTCGCCGCCTGCCAGCTGTCGTGCTCTTCCTTCGTCATCCGCGCGCCGGTAGTGGCATACCCAGCGTTAGCCAGGGCCCGACCTATCGCGGACGTTTCACAGATTTCGATGGGCTTATCGAGGGCCGCCAGCAGCTCCATAGCGTGCCCGGTGGCCCAGGGGGCTTCCAGGTCGTCCATTTTCCGCCACAGCTGCGCGACCATGACCACGGTGCGGTCGGTGCGTTCGGTAACGGCCGTAGCGATGCGGCCTTCGGGGTGGTCGATCCAGAACCGGGCCAGCCGGTCGGCTACCGGTTCGTAATCGTCTAGGTAGCTCATAGTTCTTCGTCCTTCCAGAAGTCCAGGGCGACGCGGTCCAGGTAGCCGGGGGGGCGTTCGGCGGCGGCCCGCTCCTGGATGACATCGAGGGGAGCGGTCAGCTCCACCAGCTGGGCGCCGTACTGCGCGTAATACGCGCGCGCCTGGGGGCTGGGGTTCGTGTGGATGATGTAGGCGTTACCGCGGTGCGCGTGGTTGATCGCCTCTCGAACGGCCCTGGGGCGCATCCGCATAGCTGCCTTACGGATGTTCGCGGGGTAGTCGTGGGCGTCGGTGCCTTCGGCGGTGATCGCCTGGGCGATGCGGTCCATATCCACGACGACATCGCCGGGGACGGCGTGGTCACGTACCCACGTGGTCTTCCCGGTCAATGGTGCGCCGGTGACGACGAAGAGACTCACAGCTCACCCCGCCGGTCTAGGCGCCGGTCGGCGAGTTCCCACCCGATGACCACGCCGGTGGCGATAGCTAGCAGCGCTATGAGGACTAGGGGCCCGGGCATCAGGCGGGTTTCCTAGCGATGATGAAGCCGTCAGCGGCGGCCGTGGCGGTGACCTGGGTGGCGATGTGGTGGGCGGTGATGTCGTCCACGTATTGGGTGGCGGCTTGCCTGACCAGGTTCGCCAGCCGGACGGCGTTGGTTTGGTCGCTGACGTTTACGACGCGGAAGCCGGTGGTCATCACGCCACCGCCTTCAGGACGGCGTCTAGGCGCTCGTTCAGCTGCTCTTCGTTCTCGGGGCTGGCTTTCTCGATCATGGCCCGCACAAGCGCCAGGTAGTTAGCCCCAGCGCACGTGAAAGAAACCGGCGTGCTGCCGCACGTGAAGGCGACGGTCACGGAATCGCTGCCCGCGTCGCTGATGTCGAACTTCGTTCGGCCCGCTAAGGGCCCAAAGGGTGTTTCGGCTTTCGCTGATCCGGTGATGGTTCCCACGCTGTTCCTCCCGTTATATGAACGCGGTTCATACTTGCGGGGGTTCGGGTGGGCTGTCCTAACCCGACATAATGTGCATTGTCGGATTATCAACCCGGCCCGGCTCCTGCAAGTAGGTAGATGGTAAGGGCACGTCGGTCAATCGGTCAATGATCAACACGCCCCTAGATTTGATCCAGGAACCCGTCCGGGGTCCACAGGCTCCATCCCAGGTAGTAGTGGGAGCCGTGCCATGCGGGGAGGTCGAGGGGCGCGTGGCAGACCTTCCCGGGGTGGCAGTAGTCGGTGGATATGAGGGTGTGGCGGGCTTTCAACGTGACATGCCCGGCACCTGGGTAATCGAAAAAGACGAACGCGCCCCTGGGGGCGGATTCGGCGGGGCCGTGGTGTTTGTGGTGGTGGGGGATTTTGTGCCATAGGTCGATCGCGCTGGGCGCTAGCGGGGGGAGGCCGTAGGAGGATCGGCAGAACGAGAGGCATTGCTCATGCCAATCCCGGGTCGGGTGATGAATCTGGGCGTTGGCCCATTGGAGGGCTTCGTCGGTGTTGCGTTCAGCCATGAGGGTCTCCTAGTTGGTTCGGACGCGGACGATGACGACGCCAGAGGCTCCGTCCTGCTTGTATTTACCGCCGTCGCCGTAGTTCGGGCGGGGGTCTTGTTGGTTATAGCGGCCGTATTCCTCGGTGGCCCCGG